TTCTACCTGCGTTATCTGAACCCATAAATCTATCTTCAATCTTTCTTAATATTTGTGTTTGTTCATTTTCACTATCAGGAGCTGGCGCGTTGAAATGCACAAAAAGTCCAGGATTACAACCATTTGTAATATTTGCCAAATTGAAGGTTGTAATCTCGTGATTCAATTTAACATCGTTTAATACCGATAAATAAGATGGTGTTCCGTAATATTCAGAAAAACCATTATAGGCTTTTAAATGTATGATTTGTCTATTTGTGTAATTCTTTGGGTCAAACTCGTGGAACTCAATCAACTTGGCATTTCTTCTATAATTTGACCAATCTCTTGAATAGTAATATTTTGTAGCTGGCATTCCCAATTCATCAGGTTTACCAACTCTGATATATTTTGACGGTATAATATGAAATCCTGCGAGACCTTCAGTTCTGTCTTTTCTCCAAACAACTTCAAGGAACAAATTACCTGTTACAATCAACTCAAAATACATTTGTTTTGCAACATCATTAAGATATTGCTTTGAATTAATCTTATAGTCGTTTATGTATCCTGAACCCACGCAATTATCAACCCTTGCTCTGATTGAAGAGTAGTGGATTGGGGATGCGTTTAAAAGAAAATATAGTTCATCAACGAACATATTGTCTTCACCCCATCTTATTATGGGTTCATTCCTGTTGATAACTTCTTTAAATTCAACAACAGAAGAAGCTCCGAAATTTAGTTTTTCAATGTTTATCATCCTTCGTATATTATAAATACATCGCTAGTTCCACTATATGCAGTTGGGTTGGTTGAACCTGAATAGTTAACCCTTCCAATGGTTTCCTGAACGACATCGTATGCTAAGTTTATATTTGTGTTCCCACTTAATGAAGCGCTTTGCTCCCATATCTTAATATAGTATTCACCATCAATCAAGTGAACATTTGTTTGTCCTGTGCTTGTTGCTCCTGTTAATACTTGAGGTTGTGAATGGTCAATCTTAATTGAAAATAGGTCATAACCAGGTTGATATCCTGATACAATAGTTGGGTATTGATATGGAACAAATCTCCATACCTCACCACTTAATTTATGTTTCATTGACCATAAATAACAAACATTACCTGTCAACATTTTGTTTCGTGAACAGGTAGCAGCTGCGTTATTATTTCCTTCCTCAAATATTATCATCTTAATATGTATTTCTTCCTAATGTGGTTTGGAATGTGTTTATGATTGACTCCAATGTTGTCATTTCACTAGTTGTTAAATAAGAACCAATAGTTAAGAATGCATATCTCTTTGTTGAATTATAAATTGCTGAACTATTATTTTCATTTCTAGCTCCAAAATAAACAGGAATTGATGGAACATTATTAACATAAGTAACATTACCTCCAGGACCATTAACTATTTGATTTGTTTGTGCTTGAACCATTTGAACACCTGAAGTTGTAGGAATGGTTGATGCTGAAATTGTTGCTCCAAAGAAACCGTCATAATAAACAGGTGTAGTATATGCTGCAGGACAATCATCACCAAATCTTGTATATCTAAAATTAATACCATCACCATATGAACCATTGTTTGATGTATTAAATGCTGAAATATCATATTCAAATGTTGCAATATTATTAGCTTGTTTTGTAACATAAAATGAATGTGAATATCCTGTGAATGATGCATTATCAATTAAATCAATTCTACCAATATTACCATATGTTGTTGAACCATCACCTGTTGCTCCGCTATAATCAAAAGTCCAAGAACCGTTAAACCCTATTGGATTTAATGATGGATTTTTACCTTCAACAGCCATAGTTGAAGATGTTGTTCCTAACATTGGATAGAATCTTGATAATTTTGAATATAGTCCAGCAGATTTTAATGATGTATATAATGTATCAGTTGCACCAGATATCGTTGAATTTAGTGTTCCCCCTGTTGCTATAACGGCTGCTAAATAAGCCGCAGCATCAGCGTCAAATGCGGGACCTGGTGATGGTGTAACTGTTGGAGTTGATGTTGGAGTTGGTGTTGGAGCAGGACCACCTTGAATATAGAATACAGGACTTAAATCAAGCCATTGGTCAACCATTGATGGTGTGCAACCTGTTGGTGTGTTTGAACCATTGATTGCCACTTGTTTTGCGGTTGGACCTGATACCAACACACCATTTTGATATTTTGATTCAAAATAGTCATAACCACCAGCTGGCATAATTGCACCATTATAACTAAATGTCTGACATCTAATCTCATTCCATATTGAACCAGGACTTGTGCAACCTGTGTATGAACCACCATAACTAATTTGATAGATAAATGAATCACCATTTCCAACATACAATGGAAGACATCCTGTTGTTCCTGTGGTTGTTCCATCAGGTAATATCATAGATGGAGCACCATTAACATATACATCAATACCACCTGTGTATAAGTTTCCATCACAACTTTCAACAACAACTGAAGTTTGATATAACACATCAGGAGTTGGTGATGGTGTATTAGTTGGTGTCACCGTTGGTGTTGCAGTTCTTGTTGGTGTTGGTGATTTAGTTTGAGTTGGGGTAACAGTATTTGTAGGCGTAATTGTTGGTGTTACACTAGCAGTAGGTGTAATCGTTGGCGTAATTGAAGGTGTTGGTGTAGGAGTTGGAGTTCTTGTTGGACTTACAGGTTGTGGTGAAGGTGTTGGTGTTGGACTTGGATTAGGTATATTCTGAGCATAGATATCAAGAATGGCTCTTTGCTCACCCAAATAATCACTAAATTTCTTCCTATAAAATACCTTACTCATTTATAATTTTATCCAATCTTTTAATATACTCATTTATATTGACATCACAATTTGTTTCAAACGAATAATCCATTACTTTAACCACATCGTTTTTACCCTTTATAAATATTACCTTCAAAATTATCTTGCAACTTTCTAAATCAAGGATAACACTTTTGACTTTGTGTCTATCGTATTGAATCCCGTCTATTATCATTAATTTATTGTTGAGCCTGATGGTGCTGGATAATATCCACACCAATCAATTAAAGGTAATTCTTTAACCCATAAAAAATCAGGATTTGTTGTTGCCACAATTTCTTCTTTGGTAATTATCCAATCACCATTACAATCTTGTATGGGATAATAATACCAATCTGGTTGGATTAGTTGTCCTTCTAATTGTTGTTTTTGTTCTAATGTTAAAATTATTACTTGTTCCATATATTAGTATGTATTTCTTCCCAAACTTGTTTGGAATGTTTGTATTATATTTGTTAGTGTTGTTACTTCACTATTAGTTAAACCACTACCAACATTTAAGAATTGTAATCTGTGATTAGAATAACCAGTTGGACCTGTTGGATTACTACCACTATTTGCCGCTCCAATATATGCGTTTAACCCAGGCGCTAATTGTCCTTCATTTGTAGTATTTGTTCCAATAGAAACCCCATTATGATATGCTTGTCTATCTGTATTAGAACGCATAGTTCCTAATACATATGCATTACCGCTTGGAACACCACTAAAGATTATAGCACTTGAATTAGTATTATAGTTTCTATATACATCATTACCACCACCATTATACACTTCTAAAGTCATAGGACGGCTATTACCATTAGCACTATCCCAACCACCAAAGATATATGTGCTTGAACCACCTTGAGCACAATATGCACCCCAGTGTGAATTGGTCGTTCCGTGTGGAAATAATGTTTGTAAGTTCCAATTTAGATTACCATAACCATTTGTTCCATTACCTGTTGAACCACTTATATTGTGTGTCCAACCACCATTAAAGGTTGTTCCTGATGTAGGATTTTTAGCTTCCAATCCATTTGAGGCGGCAACACCACCAACAAACGGATACATTTGATATATTTTGGTATAAAGATTATTTGTTTTTAATGATTTAAATAAAGTATCAGTTGCTCCTGATGTTATTGCATTAACACTACCACCATTAGATATAACAGCATTTAAGTATGCTTGAGCGTCAGTATCAAAAGGTATTGGACTTGAAGTTGGTGTTGGTGTATTGGTTGGTGTTACAGATGGAGTTACAGTTGATGTTGGTGTTACAGAAGGTGTTGGAGTAACTGTACTAGTTGGTGTAACCGTATTAGTTGGCGTAACACTTGGGGTTGGTGTTGGACTAACAGGAGCTCCACCTGAAGGTTGGGGAACATTCATTACCGCACCCCATACATTTGTCCATTTTTTATCATTACCCAATGGGTCAAGAATGTTTCCAATTCTTGGTTGATTAACGGATTGTTTTGAAGGTCTGTAAGGTCTTATCATTCCCTATTATAGGCTAAAATATGGGGGTAGTTTTACCCACCCCCAATATTTGATTTTTTATTAAGATTGGAATGTGAATCCACCAGCAGTAAATACTGCTGCAATTGTAGTTGATACTGCAACTTCTCTTATTGAAGTTGGTTCACCACCACTCATTGTTAATGCTGATGCTCCGTTCAAGTCGGTGTAAGCCTGACCTGTAGCCAAAGAACCTGCAGTCACTTGTCCACCATTGTCCAAGAACACTAACCAGTAACGGTTGTTGTTGTCCTCTACCAATGCGTAGATTTCGTTTTGACTAACCAAATCAACGAACACATCTCTTAAGTTTGTGTCAAGTTTTGGTAAGTTCACAACAATCTCAGGTTGGAATGTAACCGACTGAGAAGTTGTATTTACACCCAAGTTTTCAGTTAAAGAAGCTGCTTGTTTTGGAAGTTGGAAATTGAACCAAGTTCCTGAACCACCAATTGCACTTACTTGTGAATTTGTTACGGTATAACCAGTGATGCTATTGTTTGCTCCACCCAAAATCCACATGCTCTTTAAACCACCTGTAGATGATGTTCTACAGTCAAGAGTGTAACCTGTTGATATATAACATGATGCCATATTTTTTTATATTTAATTTTATCAATTTATGACCGAAGTCAGATTACTTACACAAGCAGAATGATGCTACATCAAAGATACCAATACCGTAAGTTACATGAGCTTGGATTTTAACGATATCTTCAAATGGGTCATAAACTGATTTAACAGTCATGATTTCACTGTTCATACCAACCATGTAGTATCCTGCAGGACCTGCGTAGTATGCTGACACACCATCAAGACCAACAGTTGGGATTACTCTTACATTGGTTCCTGGTAACATCAATGACCACTCTTCACCGATTGCAGCGTTAGCTGAATCCATTGTGAACAAGTTCACATAAGAGTTGTTTCTCATTGAAGATACTAAACCTCTGTAGTTAGAGTATGAAGTAAAGATTACCAAGTCATCTCTGTGAAGAACATTCGCAGGAATGTTTTCATAGATTTTGGTGAATACATCCAAACCGTTAGATGCAGTAGCTGCAGTGTAAGCGATTTGAGTTGCACCATTACCTGAAGTAATCAAAGCTCCAACACCGTTGAAACAAGCTGAACCATAAGTTCCACCAGATGCTACTGTGTTGTTCCACAATTGTTTTTCAACTTGGTTAGCAATTCTGTTTGAAATATCAGTTAAGATAACTTCTTCAAACGGAACTGACTCTTGGAAGTTTGCATTTGTTAATGACTGAGACAAGTAAGTGTCGTATAAGTCGTAAGGACATAACTGTTGGTTAACTTTTTTATTACATAAGTCAACTGTTACAAGGTTTTGTGTAGTATCACCTGTTGGGTCAAAACCACAAGACAAATCTTGTAAAATCACATCGTTAGTAACGAAACCAACCTTTTCAGTTGTTCCTTTCAAGTTAGGTCTGATTGTAGCATATTTTGGAAGAGTTAATCCCAAGATAGCCTTAATCAACATGTCAGAACCATAACTGTTATATGTTGGAAGGTTACTTAAATCGTAGTTAAACGATAATTTTTTCTTTGTATTTTCCATTTTATTTTGTATTTAGTTTTTTGTTTATTTTAAGTTTCTCATTGATTTGATTAAATCAAGTTTGTAATCTGCAAAAGATTCTTTGAAGGTTACTTTTTCTTCAACAGATGTTCTTTCTGGTGATTTCTTGAATGTTTCAAATTCTGATTTTAATGACGAAATGTCAGTTTTAAATTTACCGTTCATCTCTGTGAAGAGCATCATTAGCTCCATCATTGAGTTTTTAATATCATCTAATTGTTTTGTAAATTCAGTATTCATCATTTCAGGTTTTTTCATCTCTTCCACATTTTCTCTTTCAGTGATTTTACCATCCATAACTTGAATTCTGATTTTATTTTCGTTTCCACTTTCGTCTTTCAAAACCACCTGATGTTCTCCGTTTGGAGCTGGTTCTTTTGTTCCGTCTTCTTTAATCAAGAAAACTTCTTCACCTACATCAAATGTCTTTGATTCCAATTTTTGACCTTGTGCATCTTCAGCAATTGTCATTTCTGTTTCAATTATTGAATCGTCTTCAACATCAACTTTTTCAGCATCTTTCACATCACTTGATTCAGGAGATTTTGCGGCAATTGCAATAACAATAGATTCACTATCTACTGATACAATTAAACCTTCTCTTGTTTCGTGATTTCCTTCAGGTGCTGGAACCAAAGTGGATTCCTTTACAACATAAAGAGTTTGACCTACTTCAAATTCACCATCCTGATTGTTTGTAACTTCCGTTCCATCAAGCAAGAATGCAGATTTAAAGGTCTCCTTTTTGAATTGTAAACCTAACAATTTTACGATACTACTGATAGCTTCGCTAGCGTTCATAGTTTTTTTACTCGTTTATTTTGTTTATTATGTTTATGATTTCGTTTAATAAATATTCATCATAATTTTGACGATGAAACTTTAGAAGAAATTCACCTTCTACCGAAAATCCTTTTACTTTTCCTGTTTTTATAAATTCATTCCAAATGTAGTCCCCTTCAGGTGTATCCATAACTTTGAAACCACCCATCCAAGTCCCCTTTGGAATATTATCTTTTTCAAATCCTAATTCATATGCTTTATCGTTTTCACCAGATACAATCCAAGATTCAACCATTACAACTGAAGGGACTTTTTTATTAGAATGTTCATAGTTTGTTTTGTCCATTCTTTTTTCAATCATATACAGTTGTTGCATTTTCTCAATGGATTCAGGTGTGAATTTGACGAAATACTTCTCATTCGTCACCTCATCAATTCTTGGAATTAGGATATTTGGTATCATCAAAGGTCCATACAACATTCTTTTTTCTTCGTTTTTATCAGCGAAGAATTGTTTTGACATATTCTGTTGGGATATGATGTATGCAACTTCTGACTTTCTTTTTGTTTCAGGGGAATAATAACCATTGTTTGGCATTGACTTAGGTGGCATTCCTGCCTTACCTTCAGCCATGCCTTGGTCTGCAATTACATCACCTTGAACCAAGTATTTTCTCCATGCGTGAACACAATTAGGTCCACCCTTATATAACCATTTTGAATATGGTTGTCTTTCGTGTCCAAACTCTGTGTTTGTATCTCTCAATAAATCTATCTCCAATCTACGAAAATATCTATTTTCAATAGATGTGCAAAAATCTCTATCAGGTGAACCAGATAGTTTTCTTTCGTATTTGAAATATATGGTTGGGTTTCTGTGATTTCTTCTTCTTAATTCAGTTTCTGTTGCACCTCTCATTGCACCAATTACAGCCTCAAACTTTTCATAATCAGTTTCTTTCAAATGAAACAATAATCTAGCTGCTTCCTTTTCTTCTTCTGTATAATCTTCAACACCAAATGATTGTTCTTCTACTGGTTCTGTTTCACATGGAACATATACAGCATTCCCATCTTCATCTGTATGACTTACACACTTACAACCTTGAATATCCACATATTTAAAATCTTCCTGTCTATTCAAATAAGACGATATAACTCTAATATGACCATCCATGTAATCTACATTATGAACCATACC